AAAATAATTACCACCCCAAATTATCTGTTCTTTTGATATTCTAAATAATTCATCAAAGTATTGTTTATCAGGTGCAATATCCCAATCTAAAATCTTTTTATTTTTATCAAGTTTATTAGCCCAACCACCACCTGTTCTTGACACTTTATATTTATCAAACCTCCCTCCAAATCTTTTACCTCCATTTATATTTTCATTACCTGCTCCTCCATAAGGTGGATCTACAATAGCTAAATCATATTGGTTGTCTGCCATATCTTTTATAGCATCCATACAGTCTTTATTGTATAGGTTAATCATTTCTTATGCTTCTCTAAATATTCTTCTAAAGCTGCTAGAGCTCGCCAAGCTACCTTAGCAAGATGTGGTAGTTTATCATCATCTATCTTATCTGCATCTATCAAGTGTCTAGTAAGTGCGTCTAAGTGATCTTTTGATTTATTTCTATCCCAATAAAGTTTTTTTAACTTATGTTGTTTTTGTCCTTGTAGTGATACCTTTGATACCATTTTTAAGGCTTCTGGAAAATATAATAGAAGTCCAGAATATACAGGAATGTTTTTTCTGTTTGCGTGTTTACTCATATTAAAATTGTTTATATACTAAAATTATATTTAGTGATGTATCAGTTAATTTATATTTTTTATGTATTAAAGTTAAATCTATTTCTTTACCGTCTACTTCAATTACAAGTAAGCTGTCTTGTTCTGGTACTGTTTCAAACTCTTCATACAATACTTCTAATGCACTGTACACTTGCATTATTTGATCTTCTTCGAAATATTCTGCATCTACTTCAGGATATATGTTTATCTTCATAATTTTTAAGTTTGCGTTCTGCTTCTATTTTTGCATCTATAGCTGTATTTCTATCTCTTCTGTATTTGTATAATGCTTTTAATGCTAGATCTCTATCACGTTTTAATTCTATAATATGCCATTGTATTTCTAACATAGAATCTATTACCTTTTGCAGCTCTTTAGTATTCTTCATATTAGACCACTTTTTAAGAGTATCTAATACTGTTACCATATTTACATCACACTCAAAGTCTTTTAGGTAATCTAATTTTTTATATGATTCTTCTAATCCCTCCATCTGTATTTATATAACTTGCTTGTGCTTCTTCTAATAAATATACTTCTTTTTTTGTTTTATGTGTATTCCATAATGTAGTGCTTGGACAATTTATTGTATCTAACTTTGGCATTACCATATTGTCTAACCAAAATATGTAATAACCTCTAGTGTCAAATACAAGATATAGTTTTGTTATATCCTGATCCATACTCATTAACTTATCATACTTAGATTTTTCGAGTAGTTTAGTTTGGTAGTACTTATTTCTAAACTTCATCTCTACTACACATTTCTTGTCTTTAGGAGTCCTTCCCTCTGCGTCATAATGTTCGTAAGAACCTCCGCTCCAGGTAAGCTGCCAATTATCAAAGTTTAATATTTGTATTACAGCCTTTTCAAGATTGTGTACTTCTTTTATATCCATTACTATATATAGAATTTAAGTCATCTATATATTCTTGTATTTTATATTTTATTTTTTCACCCTTACAAGTACATAAACTTTCTAATGGATGATTAAAATACTTAGCGTGTAGATTCTCTACAAGTCTTAATTCACTCTCCGCTATTGTATTATTTTTTACACCTTTAAATCGTGTCCATTGATCGTAATCAATTTTTATCATTTGTACTTTACTACTCATCTCTTAATTTTAATCTTATTCCACTTCTTACGTCTTTCTTCGCAACCACATTTATCACCCCATATTTTTTTTACTAACCATTTGATACCTGTATATCTAGTTATTATCTCTACTAAATCCCCTAAACCAATCATAATTTTTAATTTTATTTCTAATATATAACTTTATTTTTTTATAGGTATGCCATAAAGATACATAACTAATATTTGTTTCTTTACTTATCTCTGTAATTTTTTTACCAGAACTTACAAGTTCAAATATAGATCTATCGTACCAGTTCAGATCTGATAACAATTTGTTAAAGCGCTCATCAAACTCTTCGTAATCAACACTACTGTTTGTAGATAATTTATTTTCTAAATAACTAATATCGTTTTCTATTACAGAATCTATATCAACTATTTGCAGTTTCTTTTCTTTTCTTTTAAGCATAGCAAATAAATGATATAATATTTTATAACAATACCAATAATTTATACTATCACCATAAGATAAGTCAGTACCCTTTTTATCTAAGTAGTCTATTTTAAGGTACATCTCTGATACTAAATCTTTACAAGTGTCTTCATTACAACCGAAAGATATACATATAGCCATCCAGTCTTTATGTTTTTTGTAAGCCTTCTTCAGTATCACATATCAAACTTAGTAAATTTTTATTATTTATACTAAATCCAACATTGTTACTTATTGACTTGAGTTCTATAGGTTGCTCTAATGGTGTTGGTCTACCTCCACTATCTATTTCTTTTATTTTAATTACCGCTAGATATGTTAAATACCAAAACTCAGGGTGATTGGTATAACGATGAAGTATTAAAAAATTGTCCGATTTATTTAAAAATTTCGAACCACCTTCAGCTGAACCTGGACTAGGTGGTGCAATATATCCACCAAACTTATGTCCTGCACTATGTTTGTGTCTTAAACTTTCAGTAACAGAATGACATATTAAAAATATACTAGTCTTATGTTTTAATGTAAATAGTCTCATATCAGATATAACTGCATAATCGTACTCGTGTGATCCATATGCTTTCATTAATTCTTTTGTTTTATTAAGAGCATTATAAGGATCTACCATTAAACCATCGTAATTATAGTTTACTTTTATTTGTTCTGCTTGTTCTAAAAGCTCTGCTGCAGAATATATTTTATCGTTAGATATATATTTAAAGTGTTTATCAACCCAGTTAACCTCTTCTCTCCATTTTTTATCTTCTATCTTATTAAATGGAAGTCCAGTTCTAAACTCTACCAGTTTTTTTGTAATACTACTAGCAGAGTTTTCGGCACTGAATATTAAGTATTTTAGATCATACTTAATTGCATATAGTAAAAGTAGATAAAGTAAAGTAGTTGTTTTACCTGTACTACTGTGTCCTAAGATAATATTTAAACTTGCAAATTTAAAACGCCAGTACTCATCTATCTCAGGTATACCTAGTCGTAAACCTTCTTTGATTTCTCCGTTACGTATTTTTTCAAGTTTATCTATTTGTCTATCAACACTAACTAAATTAGAATGGTAGTCCGTCATCATCATCATCTCTGTCAGGGCTGTGTTGCTGACTTGTTACCTCTTTATAGTTATTGCTTTCTAATTTGTTGTAAGGTTTACCAGATTTACCTATCATTGTTACAAATTTTAAGTAGCCTTTGTTTTCGCTTATATGTTTTTGTATATCTGGATCTTGTAGTTGTTTAGTAAACTGCTCTACGTTTAAAGAGTTTTTAGATATGATGTATTCTTTAGTACCTTTATAGGTATATAGTCCGTTAATAAATATTGTATCAGCCATTGTTCTGTGGTTTAGTAGTCAAGAAATTAAAGTAAGCTGTAGCAATACTTCCGATACCTTGCATTACTTCTGATTGTTTTTCACCTCTAGCTTTAGCATCTTCTATAGTTAAAGTTTCTTGCCATATACTAGATTCGTATGTTTCTTTTGCTAATTTAATAGCAACACTTAACGCTATTGATTCTTGTTGGTTAGGTGTTTGTGATTGTGTTGTTTGTGTATTTTCTACTTTTTTCATTTGTTTACCGTTTTGAATTATTTTATTATTTACCGTTCTTTCATTTAAAATATACGATACAGTATCGCCTTTTGTAAATGGGTAAGTTTTATTAGATGGGTAATTGAATACTGGTATATCACCATTTTTAAGTGATACTTTATATTCTTTCATTTGTGTACCATCTTTACCAGACCAGGTTTTACCTTCTTCGATCCAGTCAATAGTCGATTGTCGAGTTTGATTTTGTGCTAAGCTCATTGTGTGTTTATTAAGTTAAATTTATTTCCGTATACAATTACTAATTTAAGATCTTGTATTTCTTTATTTTGTTCTTCTATCTTTTTTTCTAAGGCTTCTATTCTTTGTCTTTGCCATTTTAGTTGGTCATTCACAAAGCTGTTAGCTTGTGTTTTTATAATATTTAAATCGTTTTGTGTGTACATAATTTTATAATTGTTTTCTCAAAGTTATTAATTTTTTTTTATAATCCAAATATTTTTCTTCTAATTCTTGATTTTCTATTTTAGTTGTTTGTTTAGATAGGCTAACTAACTTATCTGCAGTACCTTTACCATAAAGCATATCTATAGCTTTACCGTATTCATAAGCCAACCCATTTAAAAAGCGATTGCAACGCTTGCACTGGGGATGTACGTTTAGTTCATCAAAGCGAACAATAAGATGCCTACGACTAACAAAGTGACCAGCATCAATATCTTTATAATGATAAGTTTTACCACAAGTTATACAAGTACAATAACCATTTTTATCTGCGTGTTTTCTACGAATGTATTCGCTAAACAGCCTATCGATTTTTTTAATTAATTTCTGTCGCATTTGGTAAATATAAAAAATTTATTATTTTGGATACAGTATTATATAGTATAATTTTATTTGTGTATGTATATTATATAGTATAAGTATTACTGTAGTATTAATATTATATAGTACTATAGCTTTCTTATTTTTTCAAAAGATCTACCACCAAAGTATGCTCCTATAATAAGTAAAAGTATTTGGTTTATTGCACCTAG